TTCTAAAAGGTTATAAAAATGCACCCCTTAATTATATATATTATATTTCTTTAATATATAATCTTAATATATAAGAGATATAATATATATGATTAAGGGGTACAAAAATATAACCTTTTAGAAGATAAAAATAAAATTGCGTAAATTGTAAAATATATGTTGACATATTTTCAAAATAATGGTATCATGTAATTATAAAGAAAGCGGATACTTGGTGGTGATAAAAATTAGTGAACTAGATTTATTTGATAATATTGATATTTCTGACTTCAAGGTTGTTAAAAGATTAATCTTAAAAAAGATGGAAATATTAAGTGTTGTCTTTGGAGGGATTCAATCAAATTTTTTAATGTCTCAAAATTCTGACGTTGTATCAACAGAAGTCAGAGAACAAATTTTAAGCGTCTATGATAAAATAGATGAAATAGTTGGCGAATGCAATTTCAAAGATAAAAATCTATTTTTGTTAGAGCTAATATACAATGGGTATTCTATTGCAGAAGTGTGTAGGACTCACCATCAATATAAAAACAAAAGTACCGCAAAAGCACTTGACAGAATCGTAAAGAAGATAAATAAGCAGTATAAGAAAAAATGAAAGGAGTTTCACAATGTGATTATACAATTACCAGATGGAGAAAGAAGAGAACTAAACAATCTTCTGTCTATCGAGGAAAAATGCGTAGTTGTTGAAAATATATTAAATGAGTTTGAAGATTATATTATAAAATCTTGGGAAAGTCAGAATACAATATACTTTTTAAATGGACTATCAAATTACTTGGTTTGGCACAAAGACGAAGATAAAAAATACAAGCACGAAAAAAATATTCTTTCAAAAAGAAAAACTATATTACTAAAAAAATATGACGAAAAAAACATACAGTTTTCACTTTTAACAAAAGCAGAAAAAGGTATAATAGGAATTGATACGGAGGAAGAAGAATGGCAGTAAGCACTATTAAAGAAGAATGGGTTTCAGTAGACATAGATAATAAATTTAAATTTAAGGGTATGGAATTTGAAATTCCAAAATGCAATAAAGATTATATTGTGTATAATTCAGCTAATTTGATGTTTGACTTTACAAATGAATCAAATATGGATTCAGTATTGGTGAAATATGAGACAAGTGAAACAGGATTGTCTATGACATTTTTTAATCAAGAATTTAAACAAATCAAAGATATTTCTATTGTTGGGTAAGGAGGTAAAAAATGTCTATAAAGAAAATTGTAGATGAAGTATGGAAAGACGAAGTGTTGAGAGAGAATAAAATTACAAAGAGAGAAATTAAACTTATCCTAGAAGCATTTAAGAGATATATTCCAGAAAAAATAGTTGAAAATGGAGAATTCAAATTTTTGGGATTATTCACACTAAAAGTAAAAAGTGTGCGTGGATGGAATTCAGTGAATTTCAAGACAGGTGAAAAAGTCAAGATAAATGACTTTAAGAGAATATATATTTCTCCATCAAAAAAACTAAAAAATAAACTAAATAATAAATAGATACGGAGATATGCTAATGGCTTACGTTATAGATACTAATGTTTTACTTTCTGGAAATGTAGAAGATATTTTGAAGAAGTACGAAGTTATCATTCCATCTGTTGTTTTGAGAGAAATTGAAAACTTAGAACGTAAAAAAGGAGACAGAGCATTACAGTTTGAAGTAAGAAGAGCAAAGAGAGCAATCAATAAGTATTTGGAAGATGGACTTGTTAGAGTTGATTTTTCAGATTACAAAAATGCTATAGACGATTTCGAAGAAGATTACGCTGACAATATCATTCTTTCATACGCTTTAGAAAATAATCATGCACTTATAACAAATGATATTCTTATGAAGTTGAAAGCAAAAGGATTAGAAATTGAAGTAGTTTCTGGAAATGAAAAAGATGAAAGCGATTATTATACTGGTTTCACAACAGAAGTCGTTAGTAAAGACGAATTAACAGAGATTTATAGAAACAGATTCAAAAACGTATTTAACTTGTTAGTGAATCAATATGCCGTTATATTAAGCGATACAACTGCTCAAATCACAGATGTTTTAAAGTGGGATGGGGAAATGTTGATTAGTTTAGGAGATAGAAGAGGTATGTTGGCTAGTAAATTTTCAACTATGCAGTTTGGTAAGTTTGAGACTAAAGATATATATCAACTAATGGCTGTTGATAGTATTGAGAATAATAAAATAACAATGATTCGTGGCAAGGCTGGCTCTGGTAAATCTTTAATTGCACTTAGTGTGGCTTGGAACTATGTTGAGAAGAAAAAATATAGATTATTGATTTTTGCTAATACACCAAAGACGAGAGATTCTGTTGAATTAGGTTATAATAAAGGCGATTTCTTGGAAAAAATATCTCAAAGTAGCTTAGGTGCAATGCTAAAGTCTAAATTTGGTGACTGGAATGAAGTTTTATATCAAATTGAAAAAGGAAATCTCACAATCCTACCATTCTCTGATTTACGAGGATATGATACAACATTCGGAGAATCAGACCAAAATGGTGTGATTGCAGAGAATACAATAACACTTATATCGGAAGCCCAGAACTTAACAAGTAACCTATTGAAGATGGGATTACAACGTATTGGAGAAAACACGAAAGTAATTATAGATGGTGATTATCATCAACAAATTGATATGGATGCTTATGCAAATGACAATGGAATGATTAGGGCATCGGAAGTTTTTAGAGATAGGGCTGTTTACGGTGAAGTTGAACTTCAAAATGTTTATAGAAGTGAAATAGCAGAAATAGCCGAGCTAATGTGATTCTAAAATATAAAGTCATAACCTAGAGTTTTGGCTTTATATTTTTATAAGAAGAGAGAAAATGATATAAATGGCTGATATAGAAAAAGAGAATAAAATTAGGCAAGAGATAGAATCAAAAGGATATAAAATAATTGATGAGGATTTTGATATAAAAACAAAATTAAAACTTATCTGTCCAAATGGACATGAAAGACAATGTAGTTACAATGCATTCAAAAAGTATAATTGTAGATATTGCTCAAACGAGAAAAAATTGCAAGAATTGATTTTATCGATAGAGAATAAGGGTTACAGTTTTATAAAATATCCAGAAAATGCAAGAGGTATTGCTATTGCAGAATGTGAGAACGGTCATATAAGAGAAACAAAAATTCATAATTTCAGTAATTTTGAATGTAATGAATGTGTTGGAAAGAATGTAAAAAAAGATATAGTATTTTGTAAAGAAGTATTTGAATCAAGGGGTTTTATACTGCTTGAAGATGAATATAAAAATTGTAAGACTATGATGAAATACATCTGCACATGTGGAAGAGAGAGAGAAACAAGTCTAGACATAATATATAACAGTAAAATAGATAGCTGTACTGAATGCAAAGGGAAAAAGGTTTCAGGAAAGTTAGCACCAAATTGGCGAGGAGGTATAACAGCAAAGAACAAACTATTGAGAAGAAATTCAGAATATAAAAATTGGAGAAAGGCAGTTTTTAAAAGAGATGAATATACTTGTCAGTGTTGTGGAGAAGTCGGAGAAAGATTGAGGGGCATCACGTATTTAGTTGGCATGATAATGAGCATCTTAGATATGATGTTGATAATGGAATAACGCTTTGTGATGAGTGTCATGATATAGGTAAAAAAGACTCATTCCATTCAATATATGGTGCTGGAAACAATACCAGAGAACAGTTAGACGAATTTATCAATAATCATAATATCTAAAATACAGAGAGCTTATGTTCTCTGTATTTTTCTGTATATTTAGGGAATATGTATAACAAAATTTGCATTTTTCTCTAACCTGTGATATAATCTATTTATAGATGTGGTTTCAAGAAAGGCGGAGGTAGATGAAATATTCTGATAAAAGAGGTAATGTTGTTGAGGTCAGTCAAGAACATATTGATACCGCTATAAAAATAAAAATAGAATTACAAAAGTCTTCACCATCACAAAAATGTTCTTGGTCTCAACATAAAAAGATGATGGAAATTGAAGGATTTACTGATTCTGACACAAATGAAAATTATAGACAAATGATTAAAAAAGCTCAAAAGAAATCTGGCGAGTTACCAGAATTGAAAAAATATGTTGAAATGGTAACTGAAAATAAATTGAAATCAATAAGAGAAGAAATTGGTGAGATTCGAGACAGTAAGATTCAAGCACAACAAGACTACAGTAAACTAAACCGTCTAAAAAAGGAACTTAGTAATGATGTAGCTTTAATCGAAAGAGTCGAATATGCATTGATGAATATTGATTTTTCTGGATTGTCAAATATTGTTTATAATCCAGTTTATAATGTAAACGCAGATGTAAAACAAATGATTGTATGTCTGAGCGATATTCATTTTGGGGCAATTGTTGATATTGAAGGGCGAGAATATAATACTAAGATAGCAACAAAATTAGTGATGGAATATGCAGATAAAGTTTTGAATATTGCAAAAGAAAACAATGTCAAAGAAGTTCACGTAGTTAATCTAGGTGACTTAGTTGAAGGATTGTATATGAGAACTCAAAATCTTTATAGTACAGAGAAAACGTTTTCAGAACAAGTTGTTGATGCATCTGAATTAATCATTAATTTTTTAACAAAGTTATCAACAGGGTTGGATGTTTCATACTCTGGAATATCTGGAAATCATGATAGAATTTCTACTCGTGACGATAATATTTATTCAGATAGTGCTGTTATTATGTCAAATAAAATTATAGAGACATTTATAAAATATTCTAAGATTAATATAAAATTTATCGATACAGAGCCATATCATCACATAGTTACTAGAAATGGAAAGAATTTTTTATTTGTACATGGAGATAAAGTATCTGTTAAGAAAAATAGTGTATTAGCTGAACAATCAATATTATATGGTATTCATTTTGATGCTGTTATAGCTGGACATGTTCACCATTTCAATGTTAGTGAAGTTGGAGAAGATAAATATACAGCTACATTTGGCTCTGTTAAGGGTTCTGATGAATATACTTTGAAGACATTAAACACATCTGCTTCAAGAAGTCAAGGTATAATTTTAATAGACTCTGATGGAGAATTTGAAATTAAAAAAGTAAAACTATAAATTAATTTTTAACTATTTTTTTAATAAAATTACAAAAAGGGCGAAATTTTGGTTTCAAAGTGATATAATACTTAGGGAAGTGTTTACACTTTAAAATTTAATACTTGTCAAGAAAGGAAGGGTTTTGGTTGGCTGTTAAAGACAAAACAAGAAAAGTTTGTCAATCTTGCAATAGAAGCAAGTCGTTGGATTCTTTTTATAAAACTAATAGCCCCATTCTATTTCCAGATGGCAAACTTAATGTATGTACAGAATGTGTCAAGAGAGATATAAATTTTGATGACTTAAATCAAGTAATTAATTTCTTGAGACAAATAGATAGACCTTTTTATTTAGAACAATGGGAAAAGGCAAAAGCAAAAGGAACAGCAAATCCCTTGAGCGCATATCTAAGTGTTGTTGGTGTTTTAAAACAATATTCTGATAAGAAGTTTGACGATAGTGATGGCATTACAAATAGCAACCAGATGATAAGTTCAGTAGACTCTATGACTACAGAAGATGATGATGGCGAAAAGATTGTAATCACTAATTCAATAATGGAAAAATGGGGAAAGAATTTTGGATATACTGTAGAGCAATATATGAAATTAGAGCAATTCTACAGGAATATGAAAAAATCGTATGAAATAAATACACCAACATTAGAGGTAATGTTGATGGATATATGTAGATTAAATGTTGATAAAGAAACATTGTTATCTGAAAGAAATTATGGAGACTATGAAAGAGTATCAAGAGCATTTAACAAATCAATGCAAGATGCCGGATTTAGACCAATCGATAAAAAAGATGCTTTAGATGAAATGGGTTTAACTTCTTTCGGTGAAGTAGTTGCTCAAATTGAGCGAACTGGTTTCATTCCTCCTAAAAGAATTGAATATGAAAAAGATGATATTGATATGATGTTGTTATATTACACTCAGTGGGCGCAACATTTTACAAATTCAGCTGTTGATACAGAACCGAATGAAGATTGGAGAGACCAAGTTGATTTAAGTGAAGACTTATTCTTGGTTGATGAATTATCTAATATCGAAGATGCGGAAAAAGATTATGCTGTTGAAGCTATTGATGAAGCTCTGGAAGAGATATCTAAATTTGATATCGTAGAGGATGCTTACGATGGAGAAGAATAAAAGACAAGAAGAGAATGTAAGCAGTGTTTTTGATAATTTTAAAGATGATTTTACAGATATGATTTCATTTTTTAGAGCATATCCAGATTATTTTATAGATTATATAAAAACAGAAAATACAATGTACGATTTAGTTCCATTTCAAAGAGTTTATCTTAGAGGCTTCTTTAGATATAAAAAACTTGGGATAGTTGCTAGTCGTGGTATCTCTAAGTGTGTCACTGGAGACACGCTCATATCAACTAGCAACGGCTTGGTTAAAATAGGGGATATTGCTAACTGGAGTAAAGAAGAAAAAACAGAGTTTAAAGAAAATTACGTTATGAATATAAATGGAGATATTGAACTTTCCGATGTTATTTTTAGTAATGGGTTAAAAGATACTAAAAAAGTCAAAACATCTTACGGGTATGAAATTGAAGGAACCAACGTTCATCCATTACTTGTGATTGATGAAGACGGAGAAATGAAATTTAAAACACTATCTGAAATAAATATTGGGGATTTCGTAGCCATAAACAGGAAAGGGGTTTTTGGCAATAAAACGAAGCTAGATTTTAACATGGAAGATTATGTTAAAATCAGAAATAAACACCAATATAAAGTAGAACACATCGATGTTCCAAAAGAGATAACAGAAGAATTTGCATATTACTTAGGATTATTACAAGGTGATGGTTGTTTAACTCAAAAACAATATTATATGCTTACTACTGCGGATGATGAAATTTTAGATTTTTTCACAGATTTTAATAAGAGAATATTCAATAAGGAAACAAAAAAACGCAATCTTTCTGATTATGATTACTCTGTACATAGTGTATATCTGAGAGAATATTTGAAACAAATTGGTTTTGGATTTGAAAAATCAACACACAAAATTATTCCAAATTCAATTATGTCTGCTCCAAAAAATATTGTTTCTAAATTTTTAAGAGGATTGTTTGATACAGATGGAACAGTTGCTCATAACTCTGTTTCTGTAACAACTTCTTCGATTGTTATGGCAAATCAAATACAGCAATTATTGCTTAATTTTGGAATAGTATCTAAGAGAGCTGAAAGATATGACAAAAAATACGAAACAAATAGCTATCAAGTGTATTTATTATCATATAATATAGATATTTTTAATTCCGAGATAGGTTTTGGATTGAGCAGAAAACAGTCAAAACTAGATAAGAGTTGTTCTATAAAAAGGAATCCGAACACGAACAACATTCCATTTCAAAGAGAAAGAGTTAAGAGACTGATAGAAGTATCTGGTTTGAGCGGAACAAAAAGAGATAAATACAGACACGTTATCTCAGGCGATAATCAGCTATCATATCCTAGATTGGAAAAGTTGTTGAGCGAGGACTTAATAATAAACGAAGATTATGCAACTTTAAACGGAATGTATGAAGATAATTTCTTTTGGGATAAAGTAGAAGATATTAAGGATGATAAAAATTATGTATATGATTTTCATGTTCCAGTTTCACATACGTTTATAGGTAATGGCTTTGTAAATCATAATACATATTTAAATGTTTTGGCTCACTACATTAAATGTGTGCTATATCCAAACAATCATTTGTGTCTTGCGATGCCTACAAAAGAACAATCTGCAAAGGTAGTTAAAGAAAAGGTTGAAGAGTATTGGAGAGATTATCCAATGCTAAAAAATGAACTTATTATTAGTAAGTGTAAATTTGAAAAAGATTATGTAAAACTTGTCTTTAAAAATGGTTCAACTTTGGACACACTTACAGTTGGTGAGTCTTCTCGTGGATTACGTGCAAATGGAATTTCTTTAGAAGAGATTACAGATGAACGTATGGACAGAAAGACAATCAATGAAGTCCTTCTTCCAATTTTAGCACAACCTAGACGTATTCCTATATACGGAACAGATTACACGAATGAGTATTCTAAGACACAGGCATATGTTACAACGGCATCAAATAAGCAATCATATTGTTATGAAAAATTCGCAAACTTATATGACGAAATGGTTCAAGGTAAACCTACATTGGTTCTTGGAACATCATATGAGATGGGTACAAGATTCGGAACGCTCGATGCAGAAGATGTAGCAGAGAAAGCTGATGACCCAACTTATAGTCCAATGTCGTTTGATAGAGAGTACAAGTCGTTGTTTACTGGTTCATCTGAGAGGTCTTTAGTAACGGCAGAAGATATAAACGCTTGTAGAGTCCTTGAAAAACCAGAAAATAAATCTTCTAAAGACGATAAAATTAGTCAAGATGTAATGTATGTTTTGAGCTATGACGTAGCCCGTGCGGAAGGAAATGCGAATGCACAAAGTTCTCTGGCTGTTATAAAATGTGTAAACCGTGGAGATGGAACTTATAGGAAACAACTTGTAAATATGTACACGATGGAAGGAACACACTTTAAAAATCAAGCTAAATTCTTGAAAAAGAAAGTAAATGAGTTCGGTGCTTCCATTCTATGTATAGATAATAACGGTTTGGGTAGAGGACTAACAGATGAACTTGTTCAAGAGATAGATGAAAATCCTCCTTACGGTGTTGTTAATGATTCTCGTTACGATATCTATAAAAAACCAAACAGTGTTCCATTGGTGTTCTTGGTTTCTTCTAACAGTAGAGAAACAAAAAATGATAATATCATAAATCAATTTATGACAACTATAGCCAACCACGATTTGCAGATTCTAAAATCAGAATCAAGTGCAAGAGGATTTATAAAAGAGAAAGACCCTTATGATATGGCAGAAAAATTACTACCATATATTCAGACAGATAGATTGATTGATGAAATAATGAATCTTGAATATGTTCAAAAAGGAACTACTACTACTATAAAACAAGTATCTAGAAAGATTCAAAAGGATAGATATTCGGCTTTGGCTTATGGATTATATTATATCTATCTTGAAGAAATAAAAAACAAGAATAAAAGAAAGAAAAATGACGATTCAACAAAGAATTATATCGCTGTAAAAAAACCTAAATACAAAGTATTTAGTTAGTGGAGGGGAGGAAAAGATGGTAACTGTTCAAGAAAATTTAAATGAAAAAGAAGAGTTAAAAAGAAATGTAGCAGTTAAGTTTTCAAATGAGGAATTCTCAAAGTTAGTAATTAAAGATTTAGCTAGTACGACAGCTGGTAGAAATGTTGTTAAAAATTTCAAACAGAGTGAAGTAAGAGACTTTATTAATAATTATAAAAGAGAAGAAAGTCAAAGAAAACTACTTAGTATTTCAGAAGCACTTTTCGTTAAAAGCCCACACTACAGAAGACTTATTCAATATTATTCTGGACTAGCAACAATGTCATATGTAATTGTTCCACAAAGAAGAGTTGACATATTAGATAATGAAGCGATTTTAAATGAGTATTATGAAATTGCTGAAATCGTATCAAAGATGAATATCAAACATGAGTTTTCAAAAGTCTTAGAAGAAGCATTTAAATCTGATGTTTTTTATGGTTACATTTACAATACATCTGATGATTTCTACATACAAAAAATAAGTAATGAAATTTGTAAAATATCAAGTATAGAAAATGGAGCTTACAATTTCAGCATTGATATGAGCTATTTTGAATCAGATGAATCTAGGTTATCATATTATGCTAAAGAAGTAGAATTGAAATTTAGAGAATGGCAAAAGACAAACAAAAATTTAAAAGGTAAAGAAAAACTGAGTAAGTGGGTTGAATTAAATTCCAGAAATACAATTTGTATAAAAATCAATGAAGGAATCATGGAAACACTACCTCCTTTTGCTGGTTCATTCGATTCAATCTTTGATATCGAAGCGTTTAAGACTTTGAGAAAAGATAAAGAAGAACTTAGCAACTATATGATGCTAACTCAAAAATTACCAATAAGAGAAAATAGCACTGAAAATAATGACTTTGCTATTGACTTACCAATGATGAGATATTTCCATAATACAATTTCTGACGTTTTACCTGAGAATGTTGGTTTGATTACTACACCAATGGATGTTATGCCAATCAAATTTGACAAAGATAAAACAGATGCAGACGGTGTAGCTAAAGCAGAAAGAGATTTTTGGTCTGGAAGTGGTACGAGTCAAGCACTATTCTCTACTGAAAATAATACATCACAAGGTATTACAATGTCAATCAAAACAGATGAACAAGTAATATTTCTAATGCTAAATCAGTTAGAGAGATGGTTAAATAGATTCTTAGCGATGAATGGACATAGTAATTTATTCAAGGTTGAAATATTACATGTCACATATTTTAGTCAAGAAAGCACTTACAAACAGTATCTAGAAGCAAGTACATATGGACTTCCTTTGAAGCTATATGTTGCATCTGTTCTAGGATTAGAACCAATAGCAATGATGGGGTTGGTTGACTTAGAAAATGATGTATTTGAACTTCATAATAAGCTTATACCTTTAGCATCCAGTCATACACTATCATCTGATGATATTATATCAACAGGTGGAAGACCAACAAATGAAGAAAGCGGAAACGCTGATACAGATGAAACAGCTAGAGCTAGAGATAAAAAGGGTGCTACAGAATAACAATTTAAGGAGGTGAATAAAATTTGAAAAGTAAAGCAATAATTGAATCATCTCTAATACCTTTTAGTATGCAACCGATACCAAATAACCCTTTATTTTCTAAATCAAAAATATATGTAATGTATCATGGTGAAAATAGAAATGGTTCTAATATCACAAAAGAAAATGTAGAAAGAAATTTAGCTACTATCAAAAATATTCCTATCATTGGAGAATTTGATAAAAACTCTGACAATTTCAAAGGACATGGTGGTAAATTAGAATTATCAGAAGATGGTATTGAATTTATCCATACAACAAAACCTTTAGGTGTAGTTCCTGAATCTGCAACAACTTATTGGGAAATTGTAAAAGACAAAAAAGGTATAGAACGAGAATACTTGGTCGTTGATGGCGCTTACATGTGGAACAGATATGAGAAGGAAGTTGAGACTCTAAAAGAAGAAAACTTTGGACAATCTATGGAATTAGAAGTATTTGACGGTGAGTGGGTTCAAGATGACAGAATCTTTGATATTAAAGATTTTGCATTTTCCGCATTGTGTATTCTTGGCATCGACAGAGACGGTAGTGGGCATGTTGAGCCTGCTTTTGGTGATGCCAAAATTATAACATATAGTAAAAGCGAGTTACAAGATGAATTATCTGAAATGTTAAAAGAGTTCAAATATTCACTAAGTAATGATGCGGAGCTAGGAAGTAAGGAGGATAATGAATTGAATTTAGAAGATTTGTTGAAAAAATATTCTATCACTGTTGAAGATTTGGAAGAAAAATCTATCAAATATTCAGAAATGACTATCGAAGAATTAGAACAAGAAATCGAAAAATCATTTAGTGAAGAAGAC